TCCAGGGAACACCGCCGTGGCATGAAGCACGTAGCTCTGTTGCGCCGTGAAATTCACCGTGTTCTCAATCGTGGGGTCAACCGTCACGTTAGAAATTGCCGCCGCAATCGGAGCCGGGTCCATCACCGGAGCCGCTGCCGCCGTAGGAGCCGCCGTGAGGGTGGGTGAGATTATAGGAGAAGGGCTTGCCACCACTTTAGGCTCCCCCACATTGGTTTGTCCAGCCGCCAGTATTGATGCAATCCTATCCGTGGAATCCGCACTCCGATCCTGAGCGTTCAAAATGTTGTCCCCGGCGGTAAGCCATTTGTCGAATCCAACTGAACTTGCCTCCGTAAAAGTCCCTAGAGCTTCTCCAACGGCATTACGTGTCTCCGCCGTCGCTCCTCTGAAGGTCTCCTCCAACCCGGCCATCTCGCTTCTCCCAACTTTTCCGCCTTGCGCCGACTCGATACCGGCGGCCTTCATGGCGTCGATCTGCTTTGAAGCTCCCTTTAGATCCAGGAGCATCCCTATTCCAGGGATACTTTTCAAGGCCACCAAAACAGCCTTGGCCAAGCCCGCCGCCAGCGTGATCATCATAACTTGCAAGGAGGCAAACACGTTGGTCAACTTGGCCTTCAACAAGTCTATAGTTGCCATGAAAATTCGAGGACCGTTGGTGAAAACCGTTGTTCCTGCCTTGGCCAGATTAATGAAAAGCATCCAAAGGTTGATCATGTTCCCAAGAGCGTAGATCACCGTCACCACCCCGAGCAGCATTATTTGAATCGCACCTCCGATTACGACCCCTATTATTGTGCCAATGGTTCTAAGCATCGCTCCGGTACTCTCCGAATCCCCTGTTACTGAGTTGAGGGCATCTCCGATCATCCCAAAAACCCATCCGGCCATGACCGCAATCTCGTTCAAAGCCGCTCCAATGGGGACTATAAAAGCCGCAAATCCTTGGACAAACCCCTCCAAAAAGGCTTTGGTCTGCTTACCCGTCCGCTCAATTAGCACCCCAAAAACATTGCCAATGCCGCTCAGGAACTTGCCTACACCCTCCCCCAAAGCGGTAAACGCCTCAAGCTGAATGGGCATCTCCCCCAAGGCTTGCAAAAGCGTCCCCACGGGGGCCAAAATCCCGGCGATCACCGTAGTCACCCTCGCCCATAGATCCAAAAATCCAGGAAGGAGGTACGAGACGGCTCCGCCCAAGAAGGCTCCGAGAACCCCCGTCAACTTACCGGTCAATTTGGAGACGCCCAAGAACGCCTTTCCGATGCTCCCCATGATGCTGACAATTCCGGCCATCCCGGACTCTAAAGCCGGTCCTGATTTACCCAAGCCCTCCATAATCCCGGCAACAAGGAGGAGAACTCCCCGCAACGTAGGAATGGCCCGTGCCTTCATGCCCCCCAAAAAATCCGCCCATAGTTGTCTGAAGGCATCGAGCATCTTGGTTTTCTTAAAGAGGCCATCATAAGCCTTGGATAACCTTAGAATGGCTTCTGCATATGAGTTTGCGGCATATTTCCCGTCCTTACCAAATGCCTTAAAGGCTTTAGGCCCTTCTCCATTCAATAGGCCCACAACAACTTCCAAAGATCCCGCAATGGCCTCAAAGGCAGCCACTACCTTGTCGGCCACCGACTTACCCTTATCCCGAAACTTGAGGAAATCCTTTGTCAAATCCCTCACTCCGGATGGCATGAGACCCACAAAAATTTTGAAAAAAGCCGCGCCAATTTGCTCAAGGGACTTCAATATGCTTTTGATGGGAGCAACTAAGCGGTCTCCGACTTGCATCCTGAATCCCAAGGAGAACCCTGAGAACATGACCGAAAGCCACTCTACCTGTTTCCCCACCCTGCGGAGAGCAGATCCAAAAACCGTGGCCAGCACCACCCCAAGGGCTTGGAACATATCTTTTGCGCCTTTCAATGGAGGAAGGACTCCCTTGATATTATCAATGCCCTGCCTAAAGAGGCTCATGGCCTCATTCCACGGCTTCAAAAAGTGCTTGCTCATCGCCGCCCACGCTTCCGTGAATCCCTGAGCAAAATTTAAGAACTGAGTAAACGCCCCCTCCACGAGTCGGGCAAACGTCCCAAATATACCTTCACCTTCCTTGCCCAAGAGCTTCATCACCACCACGAATCCCGCAACTGCCGCCGAAATGGCTCCGACGATAACCAGAGCTGGTAATAGTGCCGCCATCATGGCGCTCCCGAACATGGACCACGCTGAGGCACCCAAAAGGACCGCACCCGAGAGCGCGAGGATAGCCGCCGTGGTCCCCACCACCGCCGCCGTGATCTTGAAGAAGGTGTCATTCATGCCAAAAAGTTTGCCCATCAAATTAACGGCGGTCTGGAGAAGATTTTGAATAGATGGTAAAAGCATCCCTCCCAATTTCTTGGAGACGTTGGTGATGGATCCCGTCATAATTTTCCAGTTCATTGCAGTGGTCTGAGCCACGTTATTGTACGCAGAGGCGGCGACGGAAGCCTCATCAAATGCTTTGGTAGACATTAACTGCATCCAACGCAACTTGGAGATTTTCTTTGCCCCGTTCCCCGCGTCTATAGCAACGGAGGCCAATTCGGGACTGAGCTTGAGGAAACTTTCATACATACCCGCGTTGACCGTCACCATGGTGTTTCCGGCATCGGCCAACCCCTTGACCACGTTTGCGATCCTCACGTTTTTCATGCCCATGGCGTCCGCCATGGCCTCAAACTTGACTGGATCGAGGAACTTAGCCTTGCCCATGGCCTCCAGGAGACGATTGACCGCTTCGTGTGGCTTGTCCCGCGTAAGATCCTTCAACTCTTGGAATCCCAACCCTAGCTTGTCAGCCCCGAACTCCTTTATCATCATCTCGTAGCCGCCCATATTCTTACGGAAACCCGTGAAGAACTTGTTTAAGGCTGTTCCTCCAGCCTCAGCCCTCACACCAACGTCAGCCAAGATACCGGCCAAGGCCACGGTTTCAGCCGCCGTCTTTTGCATTACCTTGGCACCCTGAGCGGCACGGACGGACATATCCGAAAGGAAATCCGCGCTTTGAGAGGAGGAAAAGGACATCTGAGTCAGCGAAGCCGCCAACCCCTTGACGTTGTGCATCATCTGAGCTTGAACCAAATTGTTCTTTTCAGCCCCCATAGCCGCCACATCATAAAAATCTTGTGCGCTTTTTTCCCAGCTATTGTAGATGTTCCCGGCATCGAGCATCCCAAAGACGGTCCCCAACCGTCCAATCATGTTGATGGATTCCTCTCCCGAGAAGCCAAGGGCCTTGCCCATGTAGGTGGCTTGGATGGCCACCTCCTTCAGACCTTCTACACCCGCCTTGGAGGCCAAGCCGAGCTTACCGGCGGCAATGGCCATGGTGGCCAATTCGGAGGAGGACATTGGAAGGGTGGCAGTGATACGGTCAAACTCATCCCCAAGTTGTTTGGTCTCTTGCCACGTGAGACCGGTGATGGACTGGAGCATCCGCATCTGTACCTCAAACTGAGCGGCGTCCTTCACCCCCTTCATGAGCACCCCTCCAAGAGCGGCACCCATCCCGGCCAGAGCGCCTCCAAGGACAAGGAAGCCGGTCTGGAGGGCCTGAATTCGGGTCCGTAGAGTCACGATGGCCGCACCAATCTTGCCCGCCGTGCCGGACACGTTATCAGTGAGTCCCATCACGAACCCAAGCCCTACTGAGCTTGACATTCCTCCGCCACCAAAAGCCATTTATCTTCTCCCTCTGCTTGGACGGGCGCTGGACCGCCGGGCCGGTTTAGACCCTCCTGTCCTACTCTTGGCGTTCACTTTGTCCATATGCGCCTTCTCCGCTTCCTTCTTTTCCTTGAGGAGGGTAAAAAATTTCATCAACTCCGGGATCGGCATATCCAACATTTCATGCCATGACCAATGAAGCTCACACGCCAGAGCAAACATCACCTTGTCATACATATCGGTGAGCTTGTCATTGGTCACTATCTGAACAAAAAAGTTGTGAAATCCAGCCCTCCTCTGGTGGCCACGCCACATTCCGGGCATACGATGTTGAGGTCCATATCCGGCCCGAGTTTATGGTCCGCCAGAGCCTTCTCCACCTTGCGAATGAGAGGCTCCGGGAGCGTTTCGATTTGATCCATGGTAAGGCTGGTGAGGCCGTTCCACTCCAGGATCATCTTGGAAAAGAGCATGTACTCTCCCTCCACCGGGTTTGACGCCAGCCGGGGAGACACTTGCTCCTGGATTTTTCCGTCCACGTAGCGGAACTTGGCCTTGACCGCCCACTCCTCATCCTCGAACTCCCAATACCGGGTCTTTTTGCCATCATGGATGCGTTCCTGATCGGCGTCGGTCATTCGGATGACCTTGACCTCATCAAAGGGCACGTTGAACTCGAAGTTAGAACCACACGCCCGGTTTTGGCACTGAAGGGTGGCCTCCAGATCCTTCCTGGTGGGGTCGGTGATCTCGTAGAGCTTGTAGACGATGTATTCCCTGTCCCCTGAGAGGAGAGCCTTGATCCGGACATCAGCCACCGGATGCTTGTAAGGTCCGAGACTGAGGAGCCGGTTGGTGAGTAGTTTGGTGACTACCTTGGATGGGTTGCTCCGGGATTTTTGGTCCACCATGGCCTTCCGGTCCCGGCCAGTGAGCGGGGTGATGACGGCCTTCTTGTAGACCTCTCCATCAATTAGAAGCCCGCAAGGAAGGTCAATTTCCACCTCCCCTACGGGCTTCCTGAAAAGTTGCACTCCAGACGGGTCTACATTGGGAGCCGCTTTGGGCGGTCCCTGCTTCGTTTCCTGTTCCATTCTAGCCTCCTCATTTACTGCCAGCCGCCCAACCGTAGGTCAGACGGTGACTGATAACCAAGGATGATGCACACGTGTGCAATTAGCCTTGCGGTGTGGCCCCACCCAATCCCGTTGCGGTCGGGATAAGGTAGTGGCCTTCATTTGCCAACTCAACCCGTTCAAGAAGAACGTCTGAGGACATGGCATCCAAGGTGTCAACCTCATAGATGGTGGGCCATGCCTCCAGGATCTTCCATTGTTTCACCACCTGACCTCTCTGATCGAGAAGCTGGATGATGATGTCGCGGCGGAACTCGGAGTCCGGTAGGACGGTGTTGTCCTGCTCGGCGCTCCATACCTCATTCCGCCATTCTTGGAGGGTTTCATCCACGGAAAGACCTCTCTCTAAGACGATGTTGTCAGAGGTCGTGAAACCGGGGAGCTTCCGGGCGGTGATCCCATCCACTCCTTCACGGTATTCAACTACCTCTGTCTCGTCTCTGAGGCCACTGACCGTGGTAAACCCGCCAAGCTCAACGCCGGATACGTCCAGCACCCGGAACCTGAACCCACGATACGGATCCACTCGTTTTCCAAAAAGGAAATCGGCCATGGTCTTACCTCCTCAGCTTCCAGCGTTAGCCTTCAGCGATCTCGGAATTACCCGCCCAAAGTGCAATGTCCAACTCAATCTGCTCCGCCGGAGGGGCCGGAGAGAACGCTACCTTGCCCCGGACGCGGCCTTCTCGGACCACCTCCGTGGGGTTGAGGCCCTCATTGATGAGGACAAAGAAGGCGCGGGTGGCGTCGTTACGCGGATAGAGCATCCCCGCCTTCCAGAGGTTGCGGAGGAACCGGTCAATGGCCCCGGCGATACGTGCCCACAAGACCTCCGTGATAACGTCAAACGTGAACTCAAAGGCCAAGTTGGCCACGGACCTCTCCACGTAGTTTGCCAGCCTCCGGACGGGCACGAACTGTCTGCCGTCTCTGCCGGAGTAGAGGGTCCGCGCTCCGAACACCCTGATACCGCGTCCAGGGAAGATCCGAATGAGGTTGATCCCGGCTTCGTTGAGAATGCCGTGCTCAGTCTCGGAGAAATCCGCCACCAGATTGACCGTATCGTAGTATTCCACGTTGGCCGGAGCCTTGTGGACGCCTTCTCTTGCCGCCGTGGAGGAGTTGACTCCTAATTGACGGCATGAGGGAGGAAGCTCCAAGAGAGCGCCGGGGATTTGGGGATTCTCCTCCCGGAACCACGGCGCATAGATGGCCGTGTAGGAGGTGTCCAGTCCCAAGGTGAAATTCCGGTACTCCAGAAGCTCATCCAGGGTGTCCGCCGCCAAAGGGCAGTCTCCCACGAAATCCAAACGCTTTCCCTGAGCGTAAGAATCGGCCCCGCCGATGACGCCCGCCGACGTGACACCGGGGATGGCAAAGGTGCTGATCTGGTAATTTTCATCCATCAGACGGATGCCGTGCTTGTACGCCTTGGCCGGGTTGGTCCCGAGATAGTCGATGTCCGCCGGAGCGGCACCGTCCAAGCCCCCGGACATTGCCCACTGGTAGGGAGCGGGATATTGCTCGATCCGCCAGTTGGTGACCTCCACGTTCCCGGCGTCGAGCAACTCAACAAGATCGGACTCGTTGCGCTCTCCGCCAAGACGTTCATCCACGTAGTCGATGGCGTTCTCGGACTCCAGTGAGATGAAGGAGTAGGTCTGTCCCACCCCGTTGTAGGTGGTGGTGACGTTGAACCCCTGGACGGTCACGTGAGCGTCGGCTGGCATCGTGGTGATGACGCTGTTGTCCTCATTGAGAACGTCCGCGAAAATCGTGGACCCGTTCACGCCGGTGACGCGGACCTCCGTGAACATATAGTCCGTGGAGATGTCTCCCGTCATGATCATCAGGAGGTCTCCCACCCGGATGTTGAAGGAGTTGGTCACGGTGAACTGGACGGTGGATGCTCCCACCGCGAAACCGGTCACGATTTTGGTGTTGGCTCGATGAGAGGTTGAGGTCTTGACCTCCACCCCGATGGCAAAGATGAAGCCTACCGCCACGCTCAATTTGAGCTTTTTGGTGGGCACGTCCACGCCAACCACGATCCCGGTGTACTTGTTGGAGCCATCGTTCATCACAATGCAGTCACCCAACTCAAACTGTCCGATGGAGGCCACGGTGATCTCCGTGTCAATCGCCGCCGAAGCCGCCGTGAGGGTAGTTTCCGCTTTGGTGAAATCGGAGAGGATGGAGTTTCCGTACTCTCCCACGTCGCGGCCCTGGATGTCCACGGTGTCCGCCACGCCGCCAACGGCATCAGCCGCTCCAGCGGATTTGGCCGCACCGGAGCCAACCGTGCGCCCGATGTAGAGAGCCGTCCCGCCTTGCCGGAAAAAGCCCCGGACCAAATGCGGGAGGTAAGAGCCTTGATAAAAGCTCCCATATTTCCCCTGAAAGTCATCAAACGAGATGACCAACCGAAGTTCATTGTCCGGTCCCCTTTGAGCGACTCCAAAAGCCGCCGCGATGTCTACGGGGACACCCTCGATTGTCCTTAGCACGTCCGTTTCACGGATGTGTACGCCCGGAGCCTGAGCCATGATCCACCTCCTTATTTATCGTCTTTTTTGGAATCCGCTTTGGGATCCGGTTTGGTTTCCGCTTTTGCCGGAGGCGGATCCGCTTTTGCCTTGACTGGTTTGGGATCCGCCTTCTTGGGAGCGTCCACCAGCACCAGCCGTCCTCTGGCCAAGTGCTTTACCACCTCCGAATGTCCAACTTGGACATCCGAAATTTCCGTCACGTCCTTGGGCCGGAGATGCACTGACTTACCGCCCCCAAGATTGACGGTCAAAAGCATCTTTGACCTGTTCTTAATTACCTTCATCCTTCCACCTCCACAATTTCATCGTTGCCTACTTGAATTTCAATGGTTTCGGCCAAGGGAGCCTCATCCACGCTGGACTGGTACTCCTTGCCGCCAAAGATAGCCCTCACTTGCAAATCATGGAACTCATCCTCCGGAATAGACACGTCCGTGAGAGGCGTAACGTCCACGATGTCAAAAAAGTACCCCATTCCATACGATTGCCAAATGCCTTCCTTGTCATCCCGCATGAGGAGGTTCCTGACTGCCCGGCACATGGCGTAAGCCTCCACCTCCCTCTCGGCAACAGCGTCCACGGCAAGCAGGAGATCCACGGGTAGGGGCCTCTCCATGACCCGGCCCTTCCTATCATCCTGAGTGAATCCAAACCGCTTCTCCGTTTCGTCTCCAGCCAACGCCCCGTCCGTGTAGTAGTTGCTCTCAATATGCCGAATCACGAACATCGGCGTGTGGGACTTGATATAATCAGGTTCCGGCCTGATCCTAACTTGCAACGCCCCTTTTTCGTCTTGGGTGGTTGCCCACGCCATTTTGCCCCGAAGCTCCAACCGCGTTCCAGCCGTCACCGATTGAGTCAAGGTGATCTCATGGGTGGTAGGATTGTAGCTCTGAACCAAGTTGGAGGCCAACCCACGGTCATTTTCTTTGTATACCCCTAGTGTAGCCGTATCCATGCGAGAATTCAAAGTGATGGTGTTCCCACCAGCATGTACGAACCACGAACGAGCTTCCGGGTGGACGTGATCCTTGATGGCCCGCTTGAGTGTCCTGACCGCATCCTCCACCACGTCATAGTCAGTCTCGGCATAAAGGAGGAAGCGGCTCAACTCCGGAGTCTGTCTCAGATCCGTGGAGGCGAACAACTCCAGCCTGATCGTGAGCACCTCCGGGAGAGGCCCATCAATGTTGTTGAACCAGCTAAACACGTACTCAGGAGGCACCGTGGTGTAGCCCACCTCAGTGGCCCCGCCGTCAAAAGAGAAATGCCACCGCATGACCGAATCTCCTGGCATCTTATAGGCACCCTCTGACCCGAAAAATATGTCCAGGACCGCACGGAGGTTCAGAGGCCGGAAGGTGATGGACCCGGATGTCACGAACTCCGCCGCTGGGTTAAGCTCAGGAAAATCAGCGTTGCCGTTGGGGTCATACCCCATCAACCGCACCGCCCCGTTCACAATGCACACCTCATCGAGCACATTGCCGGGGTCTCCTGGAGTTAAAACCAAAGCTGGCATCACCAAATCCTCGCGGCCATTTTATTCCAAATCTTGATGACCCCCAAGACCATTGCCGGTCCCGCCTTCTGGAGTGTAGGCCGGAGAAAAGGTCTTGGGGGAATAGTAGCTGTCCCAAATTCGTGGATCGTGGCCAAAGCCGTCATGGAGATGCCGGTGGGATGCCCCACCCCGTTCTTGATCCCCACGAAGCCTTCCCGGCCCACGGCCACCGGGTCTATCTCGATGGAGTTGGCCAGAGCGTGAGAGTCCACCAGCTTGATCCCATGGCCCTTCCGAGCCGTGACACCAGCCGTGAGCGGCGGACCTCCGGCCCCTCCAGATTCAATGGTGTTTTTCAGCGCGTTGGCGATCTTTTTGGTCTCGTTGTTGATAGCCCTCTCCGCGATGGGAGGGAGACCCTTTGCCAACTTAGCCGGGAACCTCATGAACCTATCCCAAGGACCGTACTCTTTCATCGTTACCGTCATTTTTTACCTTTAAGAAGGCCCTTTATGGCCTTCACAAACTTGCTTCCGTTCTCCGATTGCGCCACCACCTCAGTATGGTCTATCTCCTCGATGGTGGAAGGGAAGGGGGCATTCGGACCGCTCATGCTCTCCTCCCAATCAGCCGCCTCCCCTTTGGCCTTCGGGAGGCTATCAAAAATCTCCAGAGCATCGGAGTGCTCTCCAAGCAAATCCCGCGTTTGCCGCTGGACCTCCTCAGTCTGGAGCTTTTGTTGGTCCTTCTTCATCATCCTCCCCGCAACCAACATCCTTGGCGTCCAAGTGGCCCCTAATGTAGGGACACCCCATCATCATGGCCGTGCCCAACCGGGTCAGAGCCTTAGTGTTATTTTGGATGAGGACGTTCATGGCAATTTGTTGATTATTCAACTGTTCTTGCATTTGCCCAAGTTGCCGTCCGTACTCCTTCATCAAACTCCGGAGGTACAAGTACCCAAATAACAAGATGACCGCCGGGATTCCCCCGTACTCCAAGAGCACCTGGAGGTTGTCACCAAAGATTGTGCTTTCCAGAGAGCCTCCTCCTCCACGAGAGCACCCATAAACGGCCACCATCACCGTGAGGGGAGCTACTACCAGCACAAACCTATACCACTTTTCCAATTCAACTACCCCCTTTTTACTCATTACTACCAAGAATATCCACGAGCCGTCAGGTCAGCTTCCACCGCTGCCTCAATATCGGCGTCAAGAACTAACCCATCATAGGAATACGTAAAGGGAAGGTCATCCCCATCCAACGTAACCGACGCCCGTTTTATCTGGACGGAATTACCGTCGTAGTCTTCATCATCAATCACCGTTATTGTAATTACCAGAGCCATCTCATGCCTCCATCGCTACCCAGGAAACGGACCCGGTAAACTTGTTTTTGAACCGCACCGTAAACCCGGTTTTCCCCGGCCAAATACGATAAGGCGGCGTGTTGTTCTCATCCAACATCGTCAACGTAATCGCGGGCCAGTTGGAAAACTCTTTTGAAAAATCAACCCGCATTGATTTAGTATCGCTAAACACCACCTCGCCGCTTTGGCTATTAAGTCCTGTGGCGAGTAGACGATGTTTCGCCCCGGCATCGTCAGCCAACTTCAAGGCTCCGTCGTTATCCAGGGTCATCGTCATCTTCTTGGACCCGTCAGGCGAGGTCAGGATTAATTTTGATCCCCGAAAAAAGTATCCTTGCTCAGTCATGGTCCCTCCTAATTAGACGCTACAATGCCATCAAGAATGGTCTTGTCCCCCGCGTCCAACGCATCCGTAAAACTGATTTCCAGCAACTCCGTGTCCTCGTCCCAACGGCACCATTCAATGGTCTTGTTGGTCATTTCTGACGCCAGTACGTCGGGCTGAATACCGCTTTCAAAATAATCTGGCGGAGGATCGGGGTTTGATTCCTTGTGAAAAAGAACTGGCTCCACTGGCCGGTCATAATCGTAAATCGTGGACATTATGCTACCCTCCAAATTTCAATCCGCGCCCGACGAATGCGAGCGGTATTAGAACTCGTCTGCCTGAAATCAATTTCGATGGTATGCGTGGCCGCCGAACCGAAGGCCACCCTTTTCATTCCACTCATCGGAAGCCAATGTCCATCACCTCCAGAGATACCTCCGGGGTCAGCGTTCATAGATTCCACTTGGGCAAGAATTGTCCCGGCGTCCAGGTCAACTTGGCCTTCGCAACCATCGTTAGTACCATCGTTGGACTTAATCTCAGCATACCACCCAATCCGGTACGTCCCGATGGGCAAAGACGCCGTGGTCAAAGTGAGCTTGTTTTGGAAGGACGTAGACGTTGTAGTAGATTCTCCATCACTTTCGGATGCATCATCTTCAGTCCCAAACACTGGTAGTCCAGTTAAATCTGAGTAGGCTACTTTTCTACTATCCGAACCATCGTGGTCGTGTCCTACCGTTAGATCGTGCATATCCTGTTTAATTAAAAGCAACGCCGCTTCCAGGGAGTACCTTTCCTCCACCGGCTTGGCAACGTCCGGGTAGCTAAACTGGAGGACGTTCAACTCGTTGATCGGGCCGTCCGCAAGGCCAGCGAGATCAGTGAACCAGTCCATGTTGGTACGCTTCAACTCCAAAATAGACCCGTTCATCGACACGGTTCCGTTGAGGCTTTTCTCGAAATCGTAAACCCCGACACCGCCGAATGATTGCAAATGGCTAATGTCAATGTCACAAGACGGGTAGTCTGTCCCCGAATCAACTTGCTTCAACGCTGAAGCAAAAAGGCAAGCGATCTTGGTGGCACCACCGGCGCTGAAGGCCCAATCCCCTTCCACCACCACCGATCCAATACCGGAAGACACGCTACAAAGGGAATTTGAGAAAAGCATGGTTGGGGTTGCACCCAAGGCTCCCCCACTCGGATTAAGGTGGACGCCGTAAGTACCAGCGCCCCCTTGTCCGTCCCAAAGGAACGCACCTTCCACCTGGACAAGTGAAACCACGGAAGTCACCGGGTCAACCCGAAGGGCTTCTACGATCTTGCCGCCAGTAAATGGGTGGGGGCCTACAATCCCGAACGCAAGGGGGGCCGCTTTCATGTAGGTGAACCCGGCCAACTGGATGAAGGTGGTCCCCCCAACCCATAGGCTCCAATCAAACAAGACGCCGGGGTCAAAAATCATCCCGTAGCCATCGTGAACGTCCCATTGCACCGTGGGCTGGTAGATAGCGGCTCGCACCCGAATAAGAATGAACTTGCCCACACCCCGAAGGGACTTGGCCCGCGTGATGGCCGCTTCCACCGTCGAATATTGGCCGAAAAGGGCGTTGTCAATAAAATCGGGATGGACGTAAAGCAATTCAGTGGAAATTTCCGGGAGCGTCAGGGTAGCCTTAGTGGCCCCAAACGCTGATTGAATTCCGGTCCCGGCAAAATCGAGGATCAGAGCGTCTCCGATCTTGGATCCGTCATCCTGGACCTCAATGGTGGAGCTTCCAGCGGGGACGTTCAGGGTAGCCTTCCCACCTCCAACGGCAATGGACGCCCCCGCACCGGTAACGTCAAGAATCGGGGCTGTCCCTTGGGAAACCCCCTCATCCTCAAAGTTAAGAGTGCTAACGCCCCCTCCGCCTCCGGGAGCAACTACCACCCCATCCTCTATGATCACATAATTAAAGAAGCCTTCCATGGTACGCTCCTTAATCGTAAAGCGCCGTGGCAAACATCTCAGCGGTGGCCGATGCCGTCACCACCTTGATGGACTCTCCCGGACCCAAAGGGATGATCCCTACCAAGTCCACATTTTGATTGGTCATGGCCAGCTTCTCGTAGAGCTTCCCGAACTCTTGGCCGTGCTCATTCACCACCGTCACGGTTACGTCTTTAGACTCACTGCCCATGACAAGAGAGAACCTCTTGACAACCATGTCCGAGGATCCGCCCACATTAAAAATACCCGGATTATTAGCGTCACCGAAGTCCTCTCCGGCGGGCACGTGCTGTCTCTGCATACCCATATTACACCACCCTTGCTCTTTGATCAGCCGGGAACTCGAAAAATGCCAAGTAGAGCATCGGAACCTGAGCCGTGGTCCGGATATGGCCTTGAGGTCGTAGCTCGATGATCCGGTAGTCCGTCTCTATGCTGGCGATCTCCACGATTCGATCTCCCTTTTTAATTTTAGGTCCAGCCACCAAAGGGCTGAGTCCCACACTTTCCAAATACTCTAGGGTGAAGCAAATGTGCCCGTCTCCGGGGTCCAGGTCTCCACCTATGACTGATTCTCTCCGATCATGCTTCTTGTACGCCACCTGAGCTTGGAGTTCCAGGAGGTCACTTGCAAAGGGGATGTCCACCCCGGCAATGACCTCATCAAAATCTTCATCCAGCACCGTGTTGCCAACGGCGGCTGGTGTCCCACCGATTGGCGTGAGGACTTTGATCTTGATTGGCATTGGATTCCATCTAATTGGTCTCCGCGCCATCACACAAACCCCACGTACTGAGGCCGACAATAGCCCTGGAGCACCTTGTCCAGCCTCACGCTCCCCGTGATGAGGCCGAAGCCACTGGCCCGGCTGGCCACCACGGACTTTGATTCCAACTGATAGCTATAATTGTCCACACGCTCAGAGGTGATCCGGTCATCCGTACCACCACTCCCGCTTGAGTTACGTGGGTCATCATCCCATGCCCTCAGTATGAGAGCGTCCATGACCTCCACCAACGCCACCGGGAATTTCCCGAAGCACCTCACAGTCGCTCCGGCGGCTATGGGGAGTCCGGCCTGAGATTGCACGGCATCAACGGTGAGATCAGTTCCGGCAATGTCCTTCACGATATCCACGTAGATCAAAGCTGGAACTCCAGGAGTAGCCGCCTGAACCTCAATGACCACGAAATCACCAACGTCGATCCATCCCGTGGCGTTGTTCACCGCGTCAAGCTCGATGGTGGTAGCCGCTGCCGCCAACTCCGTTTTCAACGTGGTCTCAAATACCTTCCGATTCTCCAAGTACCCAAAAGCTCCCGTCATCAGGATGTTGTTTACCCCAATGGGAAAGTCCCCCCGGAGGAGGGAGAGGAGCCGGTAGTTGAGATCGGAAGAAATTTCAAACCGGGTCAAATCGTACTGATTTTGGGCATTCAGGTTCCTTCCAAACACCCTATCCGCCGCACTGAAATAATTGGTCCTATTGGCGTTCACGTCCACACTGAGACCCGTTACCTCCAGGATGGGGACAAGATCCCGGTGACTGGCCAGCCTTGAACCGTCTCCAGAGGCAAGATGCACCTCCAGCATGGGGGAGAAAAATTGCCCCGTGAGACGATCCAAGGAGGCCGACACCTTAGATATTAAATCCAAAGCCCCGGCATCCGAGAGTTGCGCCACGGTGATACCGAGCACGTCCCGAAGCCGGGTCAATGTGATGTACTTGCTCAAGGTCTACCCCTGCTTCTCCCGCGCCGTGATCACGCACTTGGCGGACCCGACGTGAGAGCGGAGGCCAGAGGAGGTTTTAATCCCCTTCTTACCGCAAACGGTACACGTCCACGGACCTTTTTTCTTCTTGGCCAGGATGTCATTTTCAATGATGGTGTCCGCGTCCAGAGCGTCAAGGTCGTACCCTTCAGGCTCCGGAGCAGCTTCCTTCTTGGCCGGTTTCTTTTTAGGCTGTCCCTTTACCCTACCCGCCGTCACGGTTTTGGACGTGATAGGGGGTGAGGAGGGGGCCGGGGAAACCCCCTCCTCGGTAGTATCCGGCTTGACCGGGAGATTCTTAGCATCCACCTCCACGAAAAACTCAGGTTGTTTCGTGAAGTAATCCACGTCCGCATCCGCCACCTCCAGGGGTGTCCCCGCCTGGAAGTAGTACCGCCTACCGGAAGGACAACCTCTCACGAACTTTGTTTGGTCCATGACCAAATCAAATCTGTGAGCCTTGCCCATAATTCACCTCCTCAGTTCATTGCACACGTGTGCAACGGACTATTTGCGCTTGATGTTGATGGCCTTGACGATGGACTCCAGATTCTCGATCTGGACGGCCACCTCATTGTACATGACCACCTCTACGCGGTCGTAGTCCTTGTTGAACTCGCTGAACACGCGGGTCTGGTCCAGCATTCCGAAGATGAAGTTCATGGGGTTGGCGAGCCACATGAAAGTGCCCTCCAACACGGTCCCTGCTCCGGACGCCGCTCCGGTGACGACGGCGATGGTGAGGCCCAAGGTGGCGTAAGCCGCCTGTGCCGGGGTGGACGGGGCCTGAATGTCGATCTCGGACGCGGCACCGGTGGTGGAGGAGGTCAACCTGAGCCTCCCGTCATCGTCTGAGGCCACGAGACCGTTGGCGATGAAGGTGGCGTCGGCGTTGATGAAGGCCGCGATACGAATGGCCTCCCATACGCCTTCCGGAAGGGCCATCTCGTAGGCTCCGGCGTTGTCCACGTCGATGTCGATGAGGTCATTGACGCCGGTACGGATCTCGAAAGGACCGTACTGTACCCCGACCACGATGGCCGGAGTGGCCACCGCGCCAGCCGCCACGGGCATGTCCGCCGGGATCAGCGGGATGATGGACGCCGGGACTCCTAGCACCGGGGGAGCGTCGCCACGGTAGGCGGCGTCACCCAAGGCGGTTTCGCGGTCCGCGATGGTGTCCATCCAGTCAATGTTGGTCATCCGGGAAACGAGCCACCGGAGGTCCGGATCCTGGAGGAACTGTTGGGGCATCTTGCGGAGCATGTCCGTGAAGATGCTCTTGGAGATGGTGGCCGCACCGGCGTCCACGATTTGGGCGTCGTCGGTGAGTTTGTCCCAACCGTCCAGCACCTTGCGGAGTTCGGACATGGGATCGGTGGCCGTGATGGAGTCGTCGCCGCTGATGGCCAAGATTTCCACGTCGGTGGAGTACCGTTTGGTCACCAGTTCCAGCACCGTGTCCTCCAAGTCCTCCTGGGTGAGGGCGACCTGGAGAGCCTCCGTGGTGATGGCGTAGGCCGTTTTGATTTTTTCGGTGGTCAACTCAATCTGGTTCATTTTGGGCTGCGCCAGATTGGTCATGGCATTGGTGTTCTCCGCAATGCCACGGGTGATGGGTTCACCGAGATGGATCTTGTCGATGAGGTAACGCTTGGTGGGCATGTCCACGAACCGGACCATGCTCAACATTACCGAGAAGTCCTTGACCAGACGGACAAATTCCGCCTGTTGAGTGGGATTGATCTGCCCACCGGCAAAAAAGTCCCCACTCTCAAGGGTTTTTTCAATCAACGCTTCATTCGCTCCGCTCATTTTCCTTACCTCCTGAAAAATTCGTTAAGGGGCTAGTTTAGCCCTGGGTTTTCTTGGACGCCGCGATGGCACGGGCCTTGTCCACGTGAGGGATCACGCCGGAGAAGATGCCCTTCTTGCGCGTGGTTTCGGTCTCCTGACCTCCAAGAGACTTGGATACTCCGGAGACGTTCTCCACCTTCTCCACACGGCCCTCAAGGCCCTGGAGCGTGGAAAGGATCTGGTCCAGCTTGTCACTGTCCTTCTCCACCGTGCCTTCCGGGTCGTCTGATTTCTCTTTGTCCCCTTTTTCCTCCGGAGCGTCTCCACCATCGGTGGGAGCGTCATCGGCGGGAGGGTCAGCCGGAGGATCTTCTCCGCCTTCCTCTTTGGGGGCCTCCTCCTCGGGAGCTTCATCCTTGGGAACGAGTTTGAACTTTTTGCCAAGCGCGTCGGCCAGCTTGTCATAGTCCACTCCTTCCTCCTTGGGAGCTTCCACCGGGGGAGTTTCCACCTTGGGGGCTTCCTCTTTTTCCTCCTCCGAAGGGGTCTCCACTTTGGGGAGAGTCCCGGCGCTGAGGAACGCTTCGATGATCTTGGCGTCCTTGGACGGCAACTCATCGAGGTCGATTTTCCCGGCTTCCACGGCGGCTTTCACTGTCTCAGTGAGGGCCGCGAACTGGCCGATCAAGGGGGCCGCATCGTCTCCGCTCAAATCGACGCCGGCCAAGGTCTCCTTGGCTGATTCGATGAGCGATACCGTGCGCTCCACCTTGGGGTTGGCCGGTTTCTTCAGGCCGAGTCCTTCAAGGACGGCTTTTCCAAGACGGGCAGCGATACCACTGGCCTCCTCCTTGCCGTCCGGCTTGGCGGTCTCCTCTTTGGGGGCATCCTCTTTGCCGTCCGTGGGGGCATCCGCCGGTTTGGTCTCCGCTTCCTCCGGAGTAGAGGTCTCCGTTTTCTTTTCCTCTTGTTCTCCGCCCATCTTGTTTACCTCCTCATCCTTTTTTGGTTCGTCTTTGAAATACTCAAGGAGCCAACTCACGTCCACTCCCTGCTCTTTGTGGAATTCGGTCATCTCCGTGACGTATGCTTCATCCACGAATCCTACCGGAATTTCCTTGCCTTCCTCCTTAACCCCACGGAACGGGGGAGGAGTCATGTTCATCTGGCGATAGTGCCGCGCCAAATGGTTGTAGACCCCTCTCCGCTCTCCCGGAGGGATTTTGGTAACTCCGCCCCTTGCCCCGTTGATTGCCGCCGTGGCCGCGATCACTCCGCCGGGAAAGGTTTTCATCTCCCCGTCCGCCAACTTGTGATGGGGAAGGGAGTAGGCTTCCCTGACACGGGGAGGGTTGTTGTCTCCGGCTTCGGGATTGACCCAACCGTGGGCGTTTTCGTATGCCTTCCACGCCCGGTCCGATTCCTCTCCGCCAAAATTCTCCAGGATGGCCTTGCCTTCCCCGGAGGAGAAGCTCCACGCACGGGTGTCCGCCAGCGGATAGCCCTTGTAGGCCACCACCTTATCGGCTTCCGCGCTACCGTCCTGGAATTCGGTCAAGGCCCGGTAGAGGTTGCGCTTCCCCAACCGGCCAACGGATCGGCCCACCATGATTTTTCCGGCTCCGGGACGGGCCGCTCCAACCGCCGCCCGGTGGGCTTCCATCTTGGAGATCTTGCCGAGTTGGCGAACGTGCTGTCCGCCGTCGTGGGTCAAGAGAAGGGCGTATGAACTCTGACCGGTCTGCGTGAGATCAGAGGTCTTGGGAGCCTCCTCATAAACCTCCGCTCCGGATCCCTTCTCTCCAACGGCAAAATAGCCTCCATCAGCCACGGCCCTTTGCCTTACGCTTTCCTTGAACGCCATATCCCCTACCTCCTTTGCCATCTCGGGCAATTCAAAAGCATGGGTGTGGCCAAGAGCCTCACTGAGGACCATCTTGCCTCCCTGCCTTACGATTGTGTGAACGTGATCGTGCCGCAACCGGAACGTCTCCGTGTCACCTTGCACTGGCTGAGGAGACTGTGCCCGCCGTCCGTGGCCGAACTCGCTCCCGCCATCCACCGTGTACCCATCCACCACCTTGCTCCCGGAGTTGAGGAAAATCCTCAGTTCATGGGAGTGGTTGTCAGTCGGTTTGGTCCGAATCTTGATTTTGCGGAGTCCGAGAGGCATCAAGGAGATACGCTTCAACTCGATGCTCTTTTCCACCTCCGCGTCCACCTCTATGTTCTTGGATGTCTCCGCCAGCTTGGCCACGGAGTCCGGGATGAGCAACTGAGCTTCCGTCATGGTGGGAACTCTCCAAAACGGGGAGTAGCCCTCCTCTCCGGGTAGCATCCGTCCTTCCTTGGAGAAAAGGAACCCGCCTCCCTGGAGCCTTCCGATGTCATCAAACTCCGAGTCTCCCTCATTGTTGACCTGAGAGGGGAACACCCGGTAGTAGCGGACGGCTCTGGTCCCGGTGGGGTCTTTGCCCACGGCCCGGTCATCGAGATTCTCCGCTCCGGTGTAAGCGGCAAAGAGTCCAACCTTGCCTCCCTCATCGGCAACAGCCCCAGGATTCTTGACCCCGGAACGCTTCATCATCTCGGACACGTCCTCTAGGGGATAGCGCCCGAGTTGCTTGACCACCTTGTTCCGCCCCTGCTTCACGTCACGGAGCGCCGTCACCACCGGATGTCCTTCCCAATAGAGGGGAACTTGGTAGGAGTTGAAGCCGTGGTCACTCATATCCTTGAAGGAGGGGAGGTCATCAAAGGAGCGGTCCTTGCCCTCCAGGATATCATCATCCCGATCCACGTCTTGGCGGGGACGGCCTTCCATGGAGCCGGGCATCATCATGAAAAACTTTTCGATGTCCCCGTTCTCCCTTGCGATAGTGGCCGCTTCGGCGTCATCAATCTCCACCGATTTCCAGACCTCCTCAGTCATCCCACTATCCTCCAAGGACTTGAAGATGGCCGTCTTAAAATGGGTCCGGTTGTTTGCCGCCTTCTTGGGACGGGTGGTGCAAAAGTGGTCAAGCTCGAAATCATGGAGCACCTTGGTTCCGTCCCGGAGCATGAAGGCACAACGGGGATTCTCCATTCGGAGCTTGCCGCCAACGGAGAGTTGCTTTTTGCAGTCTCCGGTTTCCACCTCATCAAAGAGTTCTTTGGATTGTGGGTACTCCTCCTTGAGAAAAAAGTCTACCTCAAGGCCAAGATCACCTTCCTCCACCGGGAGGACACGTCCATCAATGGATTCCCCGAAACCGAATGAGTCTTTGTGAGAGGTCATCAAGGGCACTCCGCGCCGAACGGCGTCAAGCATCCCCTTCATGGCATGAGCGTCAAACTTTTCCTTGTGGCTGTCCTTGAGGGTGTCAGAGGCGTAACCCGTCACGATCATCCGCCCATTCTCATCACGTCTTGCCTTTGAAACGGTCAAGCCGAATTCAAAGGTCTTATCAAGTTCCGCCATCCTTACCTCCAAAAGAAAAGCCGCCAAGGGGGCAGTTGTCCCCTTAGCGGCTCGCCGCAATACATTTGCTTCGGCTAATACCGACTAATTATCAATCCAGTTTGGTCTTTTCCACGATCATGGTACGGCCCATGCGGTCCGCCCTTGTGGATTTTTCAACCTGACCACTTTGGATCACACCGTCTTGTACCTTAAACCGGACGGCTACTTCTCCGTAGAAGCCCGGCTTGACCTCCGATCTTACTTTGTCAGAGGCTTGCCGGAGACGGTTATCATTTCCCCGGCTCATTCGTCTATGGCCCTGCTACCCGCCCATGCGGCTCTGCTTGCGGGCGGTGAGGTTCGGCGTTTTGTTGCTCGATTTGGAATCTGGCGACGCCATGGCGTCATTGTTTTGCTTGCCAGTGTCGATGACGGAACCGGTACGCTTCGCGGTTCCACCGATGGGTCCGGTCAATCCTGCGGTATTCTTGGGCATAACTTTTCCTCCTTGTTTGTAACCACCAAATATTGTGGTCCTCTTTTACACTACCTATAAAAACACATTCCAAGGGGTTTGTCAAGTCACCCCTCTATCGCAATATTGCGGAGAGTTTTCAACACCTCCAAAGGGTCTCCATCAGCGATCACATTAAGTCCCCCACGGTAGCCGGTAGCCTCCCCGTAGAGCTTCTCAATTCGTTTCCTGTCCCCTTCAGGATCATCCGTTTTTGGACCCGCCGGAGGACGGCCAGCCCCCGGCTCCTCCTCTACGTTGGGCGGTTGCTCCACGTCACCCTCCGTGTAACCCATCTTGAGAACTGAAATTGGGGTGTTGGCCCAATCAGCGGCAAAGTCATCAAAGCCAAGAAGTTCACGGATGTCATTGGGGGTCACGCCTCCAGCCGCCGCCAGCGTGGCATAGGCCAGAGCCTCTTGAGTCACGTCGGTCATCCGGGGACGCTTGAACCGGAGCTTCGTGTACTTGGCTCCAAGATCCCGCATGATGGTGATGTTGAGACGATGCTCGTAGCGTTTGATCTCCGGCTCAAAGACTTGCTCCATCGTAATTTGCTTCATGGTGAACGCCGTGTTCCCTTGAACTGCCAACTTTCCGTTCCGTCGTGTCACATAAAAGTGATGCTTGGGGAGCGCGAAACAATACACCTTGCCGTCATAATCAACCTCAATGCAAGAATCTTGATAGACGGAAATTTTGTCACGTTCAGCCCAATGCACCTTGAAGCCCGGCTTGCGATTAGGACGCGGATCTTGAAGGGAGCAAACCTGTCCCCGTCTACCAGTCAACACGCAAAGCTCTTGAAAGTCATCAACCAATTTGCCCGATATGGAATAGTAATATCCAGACACCTTACCCTTTGTTTGATAAACATGGCCATCACCATCTACCATGGCCCAAAAAAGGCGTTCAAGAGAGGGGTTTCCCCACCCCCTAAAAGTAGGAGGAAGGTGTTTATTTTCCGCCCCACGACCACAATTTGCCTCCAAATAGATCCAAAGCGCCTTCCACGAGATGGTCCACCTCACCATCCCGTCATCATAAGAGGACTCCGAAAAAGCCAACGGAAATTCGTCTAGAAATTCCCTGATATCTCGCACCTTGTCTGGATAAATGCGCTCATTTTGAGATAATCCAACAACATACCGCCCCGTCTTTTCCACGTCCCCAAGGAAGCCTTCCGTCACAAAATACCCTATAAACTTGCTCCACGCCTCCGTAGGTATTTTCCACGGTCCCTTATTCCGTTCACGAGATGCGTCGTTGGCTCCGTGCCTCACTTCCACTCCAGGGAGCAAGAAAAACGCTTGATCAACGTCATTGTCCCGGAATTCAGGGGATACTCTCACCCTAAAGCGAGAGTATTTTGCCATCTCTTGAGCCTCTCCTTGTACCCACCCATTCCGGTCATCAGTTCCGGACCTAAATAATACCTTATGGTCGGGGGTCACCTTAAAGGACGTTCCCCTATTTTCCACCTCCACCATTTTCCCTTGGTAGGGGTAAACACAAAGTTTGTCGGGCCGAAGGTACTCCCCCTTTCCAGTTTTAGGGTCTACGGCAAGCACCTCCTCATCTCCCGTCAACTCCTCAAACTTTTTCCAGCCGCCCTTGGTAAGCGTCTCAGTATCCTCCGAATAACACGCCCGGTTCACGTCATCCGCTGTCCCCAAGAAAATCTTGCCGATGCCGAACGCCTCCCTTATGATCTCATCGTTGAGCATGAGGTAACGGGTGAAGGAAGCGTCCTCAGTGACCCCCACGGTGAGCGGCATGAGGTCAATCTTGGCGTTGCCTACCTCCGCTCCTGGAACGGCCTCCTTGGCTTCAGGCTGAAGGACCATGACCCGTCCGTAATTGGCCACTCCCTTGCCCTTGGCTTCGATGAAATTTTGGATCATCTTCACGGACCCGGAATCTAGCGTCCCTCCGGACACGATAACGGCCAGTCTCGGGGTGGCGTCGTTCTCAAAGAAGGCCACATTTCTCAACTGTGCTAGGCGGTTACCGGATATGGCCGGAGCAGCCGCCACGAAACGGGGCACTCCGTAGTAGGAGGACCGGGGAGAGTAGATTTTGAACATGATAAGCTCGTTGGCCTGATCCTCCCGTGGAACCACCTCACCAAACTCCCCATTGTTCTTGTCCATGAGCCTTTTGTCCCCGAAATTCTTGAAATAGACCTTCTCCACGGAGTCCTTGGACGTTTTTCCGGGAGAGAATAGGAATGATTCGGACCCAATGCCCGTCCTCATCTGGAGGAAGCCCTCTCCTTTGGCCATGACGCGGATGGTGTGGCCGGGAGCATGGTACATCCCGTCAATCTCCCCCTTCCCGTCTCTGGTAACCTCCATGTAGGACTGCCCCTCAGCCTCCTCATCGGTCTTGATCCACTGCATCATCTCCTCAAAGGAGTATTCGGGGTTGGGGTACTTGAACAAGGGCATCAACCGTGCCCTCTCATCCTCGATGTTCTTGGCGTTCTCCTCATTGAACTCTTTGGTTTCCCGGAGAGGAGCCAATTCAAAGCCCAAACCAACGGTATTGAGAGCCATGGCCCCAATGCACCGGTTCAAGCGGACGTTTTGCTCCAGGAGCATGGCCCAAAGGAGGGGATCGTAGAGAGGCCGGATCACCTCCCCTTCCTGGACCACCGATTCAAAGAGGTCCGGGAGTAGCTGTTTTGAGGATCCACGGGCTGGAGTATCTCCGCCGAACTCCAAGACCTTGACCACCACTCCTTCCTCAGCGTTTACCACCCTCTCAAGTGGCTTTCCGGTCTTTTTAGCTCCACGAGAGCCTCTACGAGTTTTGGTCCCTCGATTTCCAGTCTGTCCCATAGCGTCCTCCTAATACCGGAATAACCCCGGCACGTCTTGTTCTCTCCGCATCTTACCCTCACACCGGTTGCACGTGTCCCGCTCCTTGGGCTTGACGGTCTTGAAAAGGCGTTTACATATTTTACACGTCTTGATCCAGTCACCCTCCAAAGGGTGGGCACAATTCCAACAAAAAGAGTCAGCCGCTTTCACGGGTTTGCCACAGTTCCCGCACTTGCGAGAGTCGGCCTCCTTTGTGGCATCCTCTTGTTGCTTGGCCTTCAGACGTTGAGCCAAGTTCCGTGCTTTTACCGCTTCCTCCCATGTAGGCATTAGAACACCTGAACCCCGTATTTTACCTTGCTTGAGACTTGCATTACCCTCATGAGGCCCACCACAACGCCGCAAAGGGCGTCCGCAACGTCCTTGGAGCCTCCAGGAGGATGATCCACCTTCCCGGTTTTGCCATCGTGCTCAAGTTGCCGCAATTCCTTGAGGACCGGAGCGTATTTGTAAAACTTGATCCGCCCTTCATAAAACGCATCCTTGAGGAGCTTGTAGGCGTCCTCCTTCTCCACGGAAAACTGCTCCGCTTGGTAACCGCGTTCCCGATAATGCTGGAGGGATTCCCGGCTCTGGTAGGAGTCATAGGATACTCCACGTATGTTGAACCCCATCTCAGTAAGATTATACACCAGTTGGCGTACACTCCCAAATCTGATCTCCCCGCCGGGAGGAGGCACCACCCTGAGCATAAAGTCAATGCAAATGAGGGGAGCGTCCTCTTTTTTCCACTCCTCCGTGTCATCATCCCTCTTGTCGATCTCGATGAGGCCAGCCACATGCCCCATGGCAATGCCGGTGGCGTCCCCCGAGACGGACGGGTCTACGTGGACCCACCTTGGAGCCTCTGGAAACAAACGGGGCTTGAATTTTAAGGTCCGCTGTTCCTGCTCCACGAGAGCGGCCTTGATAAAGTCGGCCCCGTCCAGGAGATTGGTAGCCTCAGCCGTGAATGGGTGGATTCGGTCATCAATGGAGTTGAAAACCCTCCGAAAATCCTTGAAATAGGGGTTGATGGTGGCCGTGGCGATGCCAGCCAAGTCCCTCACGGCCTGATCAATGTCCCTCTCAAAGTCCTTTCGGAACTCCTCTGGCACCCATACAATCGTGCCCACCGAATTTTTAGCCTGTTCCTCATCCAAAATCCGGGAGGTGTGGGAAATACTACCGGCCTCAACCGGAAAAGTGACCCCTGAGTACGTTCCGGACCGTTTTGGCTCCCAAGTGGCATAGTCTCGGATGAAAACCCCCTCCTCACCGGTGTCACGGACCTCTTTGATCCTCCTTTCCATGAAGGTGTCCGGGTAGTTCTTGGAGGAGACAATCACCAGCTTACCGGGGATGGTCCCGGCGTCCATGAACCTCGATTTCATCCTCCTCTGGATGGAGTAGTAGACGCTCTCCGCAAGATCAAACCGCTTATTTCCCCTTCCAGCGGCCTTGGACTTCTCCACGACGGTCATGAAATTGGTGTTATGAGTGACTACTCCATTCGCAATAAAGACTTGCCAAGGTCTGACACATAGGCTAAAGGTAGGTAAGGCACCCAAGAACCTCTTGGATTTGACGCGGGCCAAAGTATATCTTCGGTCCAGACCTGAAACTCCATCCCGTGAGCCTGACAATACGCTATTACAGCGGCCAACTTTGCTTTTTCTTTCTTCGCATAGGTGTAGCCAAGGGGCTTTACCTCGATCACCACGGTCTTGTCTCCCATTTGAGCCACAAAATCCGGGACGGTGTGACGGTCCACCCCATCCCAACGATAAGGAACGGAAATGCTCTCGTAATTGAATGACTGAACCACGAGCAACTCCTCCAAAAGCTCCAGCGCCCGCAACTCGTAGAGGCTCCGAAACCCCACAACTCCGCCTTTCACTGTCTCCGCCTTGCCCAAGTAACGAAAATCTCCCTTCCTCAAGGCCCATGCGCTCGATTTTGATATCTTGGCCCTTGATTCCGGGGTATGCCGAAAAACACGTGTCCGATTTCTCTCCCTGAGTCTCTCCTTGAACTCCTCCGTATGGCAAGGCTTCCCCTTGCGAGCCGCACTCATCTTGGCACGGGTTTCCTTGGACGCCTTGCGCCCACGGTTGGCATCCCCCACCTTTTTCTTGGCTTCGGGAGAATGGTTCCGGCCATAAAAGGGGTTGTCCTCCCCCCTCCCGGTTTTGGGAAGGTTCTCCTTGGATATCGCCACAAGGTCTTTCCGTTCCCGGCGCATCTTGGACATCTTCTCCCGGTATTCCGGGTCCGCCCACTTTGCTTTCATAGCTCTGGATATCTTCTCCGACTTGTTCATTGAACGCCTCCTTTAATACTACCACACTCTCATCAATGATAGCGCCCAATAATTCAAAAGTCAACTTCCCATCACGAACCACAAGTATGGGATGGTCCAACGATCCCCTGAGAACGCTCCCGTTGTCAAGCTCAAGCTCCACACACTCCTGAACCGTAGACTTACGAACCTCCACCTCCCCGCTCACGGACCTTCCGGACTTAAAATCCACCGACTGGACCAATTCACCGGTCCTCACGGCGTCAGCCCGTTTTTGCGTACCATCCCCCATCAAAATCAGGGAGTCTCCAGTCACGCACTCATCCATAATCCCTCCCCAAAGGTCCAATCCGAGCACTGAACTGTCCGTAGAGGCCACCGGGGCCATCCAAAGCTCCTTGGGGAAGCGCAATTCCGTCACCACTCGGGGGTCTGACCGGCAATGCTCCTTGAAAAACGGCGATCTGGCCACTTTTTGGTAGAGGCCCTTGAAAATGACCCTCCGGGCCTGAGATTCACTCACTGAGATGTTCACGAACGAGATGGTTGACCCCGGCATGAGTCCAAAAGCAGCCGCCGGGTCTTTGTGGACCCAACATTCGGCTATCATCCGGGCCATTATGAACTCCGCCACCGTGGATTTACCCCACCCAATGCCTCCGGTGAGGTGGATTTCGATGTACGGGCCTCCCTCAAAGATTTCAATGAGGTCATCCAGGAGCTTGGGGTAGAGGCTCCGGCCAGTCTGTCCCATATAGTAGTCATCCGTGAGGAAGGTCTCCATATCAGGTAGGAAGTAGTCATACTCCATGCCCAACATGGCCTCCAGAGTCACGGAACGACCCTCATCCTCCATCTCCGTGGCAATCTGGACCACCACGGCTTGCTCCTCCGGTGTCAGCCCGTCAAAAATGGCATCCGCCTCAGCCATTCACCCTCCAAATCCATTGCACACGTGTGCAATCAGCTAAAAATGCACACGTGTGCATCCTATTTTTAGGCACATATGTGCATCAAAAATCAGTTGCACATATGTGCGCGTCTTAACCTATTGATAACGCTGGCATAAGCCCTCCGTACCCCTCCAGGATCAGGAGCCTTCACCTTAGCGTTGGCCAACCTCACCGCTCCCTTGGCGTCCAGGGGCATCACCCCCAAGAGGTTGCCGTCACGGTCCCATGCGGTCCGAAACTGCTCCGGATTGACCATCATGGCAGGGTCAAACCCTCCCTTGAGAGGCTTGATGTCAAGGAGCATGTCAGCCGCCGCCGGGACGGTGTGTACGGAGGTATGGGGCGCTCCCAAGCCAAGCATCTTACGGGCTTCATTGGGCGTGATGATCCCTGACCTGAGCAACTCCGCCGCCGTCTCATGAGAGGCTCCAAGATCCTTCACCACTGCTTTGGGATGGAGCTTCTCCACCCTCTCCATCAAGACCTCCACGCCGGAAGGGGAGATGAGTCCGAATTCGACGGCCTTCTGTACCGATTCGATCTTGGCTTTCGGATCTACGTCCAGATCCATCACCACGCTGATGAGCTTCTTAATGTGATACTCCGCTCCACGCTCCCACACGGTTCCCTCCGGCGTCAACACCCCGTTCATCCTCCGAAACGCCTCCTCCAACTCCTTCACGGTGAAGCCCACGGCACTCATACCCTTACCAAACGCCTTCCCGGCCTCCGCAAACCGGGCATAAGTGGACGTATTCCCGATCAACCCCTTGGATTTCGTGACCTGAGCGTTGCTCTTGATCACCCCGGCCTTCACCAAAGACCCCCGCAAAACACCGGCCCTCACTGGACCCCCTTTTTTCGCCATCACAACCTCCTGATAAAATAGGTCAAAATCTCGTTATATCCAAAGTACGAGTTACTATAACCTTAATCGGCCATCCTCACCGTCCTGGATCTGGCCAAAGCCATGCCTCTAAATATGGAGCACACCGTCTTGAACCTCACCGGGACCACCTCCTCCTCAGCCGTGGTCAACCCT